TCAACCCATTCTACTGAGTCAACACTTACTAAATTTATTCCCATATAATTAGGAAATACATCTACGGGAATTGGACAATAAGCATTGTTCTTTACCACTTCTTCAATTGTTACTTTTTTTGTATTCATTTTATTTTGTTTTAATTGTTACTATTGTTTTTGTTGTTTAGTTAATAATCAAACATTTGCCACTATTTTGATTTACTGTCTTTTGTAATTGATAATTTAGCTGTTATTTCCCAATACTTTTTATATATCTTATAGTCTTCAATAAATTTATTCTCCATTTCTTTGGCTTTAATAATAGTTGCCATTTCTTCATCATTAGCAAATACATCTAATTGCAATTCTTTTATTAAAAATTCTACTGCTGTTTTCATTGTTCTTGTTGTTTAGTTATCATTTCTATTTAGTTTATGTGGTAAAAATTAGGACTTATTCCAAATCGATTGGTTCATCATCCACTATCTCAAGACTACCACTAAAGCAATATCCAATAGCTTTGAGTAGTCCTTCACACATCCTTACTGCTTCGTCAAGGTCTACATCGTTGAATGGGACTTCGTGTGTTACGGTGTGTTCGTATTGTTCTATACTTATTTTCATTTGTCTTTGGTTTTAATTGATTTATATAATCCGTCTTCTTCTGATTGCTTTACCATTTTAGTTAACAAACCACCTCTGTATTCGTCTTTCAGTCGTTCCAAGTAAAGTACAAAGTCCATAGCTTCTTCCTGTGCGTGTGTAAGCCATTCTAACGTGCTTAAATCGGTTCTTTCTAGTGTTGTGTTGTACTTGTCTATTCCTACTTGAGAACGTTCGCTGAATCGTGCTAAAACACGTAATACTATTTTATCTTCTATTTGTTGGTTCATAGGAAATTTATTAAGGTGTTGTAATACTCTCGGCAAAGTTCTACCTGCTCTTTGATTCTTTCAATGACTGCTTCGTCTTTCTGTACATAAAATACTTTAACTCTGCGATTCTTTGGAATATGTGAGAAGATATGCTTCTTTTGAATCTCATCTCTTAGATCTAAACTTTCCTCCATTAGGTTTAGTTTCCAGTGCGTTCTGCGAATCTCATCTTCAACCATTAATTCAGGAGTATCAACTAAGCAATAACAAAGCATTGACTGTTGTTTACCTGTTAGCCACATATACCCCTGCAATTGATAGTAGTAATCCTTTGTAGGTATTTCAGTTTCAAAGAATGGAAACGTAGAACCATCCCAAGAGCTTTTAACGTCTAGTAGAACTTGCTCCGTGTTTACATCGGGTGTTCCTGTAATCCAATCGTTTTGGTAGTGTTCTTCGTTCTTGTAGATAAATCCAACGTCTAACACTTCGTTAACTAAGTTGATAGATTCGTTTTCTACTTCGTTTCCTTTGTCCGTGTAACGTGAACTAAACTCTTTTCTGATTCCATATTTATCCTGCAAGACCATTTCGTGAATGTATGTCTTAGCAGTCTGTGAAAGCACCTCCGATTTATTGCGAGGTGCTGACATAATTTTTCCTATAGCAGAGCATCTAACTTTCATAGTGCGTTCAATATATCGGTTTGACCTTCTGTTAATGCAAACTTACTCTCTAAAGATTCTCTTGTTATCTTTCCTTCTGTTACTGCTTTTACTGCGTCTTGGAATCTTTTAGCGTCTAGTGCTTGTTTCTTTGGTTGCACTGGCGTGTTGTCTTTTGAATCGGGGTCTGATTCTGTTTCATCAATTAGGAATAGTCCGTTTAAAGCGTACTTACGTGCATAACTTGAAGCAGTACCCGTACATTGTTCAGAGGACATTCCTTTGTGTTCTCCAAGCTCTGCGAATCCGTTTGTACCAATTGTACCTTCAGAACCAAAAAGAGCTGCTGTAGCCTTTAAAAATAACTTGTTTCCTACTTGAATAATCTCATCAGTTAAGGTCAATGTTAATTCGTGTTTTTGTAACAATGGTTTCAATGATTCAAGAATCTGCTCTGCACTTCGGTACTTGTATTTACCAAATGCGTTGAAGCTACCTTTTGGACATTTTAATTCTGCCTGAATTTTTAATAGATTTTTCATAATTAATTAGTTTTTGTTTAGACAAATATATAAATTATATTTCAATTACAAACTATTTTACTAAATTATTTTTGCTTGATTTACGTTTATTAGTGAGTATGTCTTTTCCTTTCGTGTATTGTTTTCAAATTCTGTAGTTGTAGGCATACGTTTATCAGTTATCCAAGTAGGTTTTATGTCTGTAATATTGAATGAGTAAATTCCTTTAGGAGTTGAGTTAACATAAAAGCACTTTTCACCGTACAATTTGTTTCTGATTAGTAAGTAAATGTATTTATCTTGTTCAATCATTAGTTCATTGTAGTGAGTTTGTCTGCACTTTAGTTCTATTCTTGTATTCTTATCAGGTGAATAACAATCCCATCTTGAGAATTGATCCTTACTGCTTTCTAAGTCATCTAGATATTTCTTCTTTATGTATTCAAACAATTCGGATTCTTTCATTGCAACTGTCTTACTTTGTTTTTATATACTTTGATTATTTCTTTGATTTCATCTATGCTCCATTTTTTCTCTATATGTGCTTTTCCTTGAAGTTCAATTAATCTTTCTGCTCCTATTCGTTTTTCGATACCAATTTGATAGTTTAGTAAGTTACCTGATAAGTAAGTGTTACACGCTTCGCATTGTAAGTGAACATTGTCCTCGTCAAATCGAACGTTGCTATGTCCTCCGCTTGAAAAGTAGTGTCCTGCGTTCTTTTTCTTTGGAGGTAAACCACACGATATGCACCATAGTCCGTTATCTCGCAATCTTATGTATTGATTGAAAATTGTCTGAGCTTCCTTTAACCAATCTTGTGTAGTTTTTAAGTCTGTTTTCATCCGTGTTTTTGTTTCCTTCCAAGTTTTCTCTTTTACCTCAGCTACAAATGCTCTGATGCAGTCATCAGCAAGACAGTATTTATGATTGAATCGAATAGGTTCAAACTTTTGTTTGCAGTTTTTACATCTCATAGTCAAAAATTGAAGTTTGATTAGTGTCTGATTTTCTTATTATACCTAAAGCAGTTTCAAATATTGTTTTTCCTGCTTCATAGTCAACAAGGTTTCTTGCCATTTTATTCAATCTTTGTTCTCCTTTATATTTTGTAAAATCATAATCGTGAAATTGAGAAAGTTGTTTAATATCTCCGCTTTCAATCATATTTTTAAACATTTTTCTTTCTCCGATGTCACTTGGTAAAACAAAATTAGTCCAATATAAATGCCTACCTCGTTTTTGTGCAGGAATCAATGGCTCATAATATGGAATTACATTTTCTACAATAAATTTTCCTTCAAAATAATGTTGTAAAAATAAAATTTCTTCATACAACTTTAAATCAGGATAAAGAGGAATAAACGAATCCCTATTTTTTTGGCTTATTCTAACTCTGCTATGTGATGGACAAGGTGGTGAACTCCATATAAAATCAAATTCTTTAAAATGGTCTAACAAATACTGATGTGCATCTGCTACAATCACAGTATCATTTGGAAATCTTTCTTGATAAAGTCGTGCAGCTTCAGAGTCTAACTCCACCGCAGTTACTTCAATATTGTCCGCTACTTCATCCCATTTGTAACGGTTACCTCCTAAACAAGCATATAAGTTTAATATTTTCATCAGTCAAATTTTATTGTTTCTTCAATCCATTGTCTAAATAGCAACTGCAAGTCTACTTGTTGTGCGTATATTTCTTCTCGTTTTTCTCCGTATACCTGTAGAACTTTGTAGTCTACCTTTCTAATCTCATCTGCTAGGATGTTAGCTTTACGTTTCAAATCCTGTTTGAAAACATACTGGTCATTAAGATCCTCAATGAAGTCAGCTAATACAGGTAATACTGCTGATAATGTTACGAGTTTGTGTTCTTTTTTCATAATTATTTGTTTTTAAATGTTTCTTCGTAATATTCAAGTCCATATCCATAATCAATACAACCTACTCCTGATTCGTGAGCATCTACTATTTGCCATTTTTCCATTTCTTTGGCTTGTTCAATTAAATCATTCATATCTGCATCTCCATATTCATAATCATACCAATTATTTCTAATTTCATTGATAGCCCATTCTACTGCTGATTGTTTCATAATTCTACGTTTTTATATTTTAGTTCGTGTTCAAGTTCTTCAATTCTTTTCTTTAATTCTCCGTTTATATGCAGACATCGGTTTATTTCTCGTCCGTGTAAACGTAGTTCTGTTTCAAGTTCAACGATTGCTAACTGCACCTGTTTTAAATCGTTCTCAGTGTCTTTAGCTCCGTTTATATAAGCTGCAGCTTCAGGTCTCTTTTCCTGTAATTCCTCTCTTGTTAGCTTTACTTTCCAAATGTTCTTTTGTATCAGTCCTTTGATATAAAGTAGTTTTAATCCTATGTCCATTCTGTGTTAGCTTTTATTGCGTTTAACTTTTGCTCAATCATTGTCATTTGTCTTGCTAGTTTAGGTCTTAGTTTTTTAATAGGGTCTACACTATCAATTGTAAATCCTAATCCTTTGTTAAAATCACACATAATAAAATCATCTAATGCAGTAATTTTTCCTCCTGTGTCCGTGTCCTTAACTTTCTCTACAGATATCAAAGTTACAAATTTCATTGTTTCGTGTTTCACTAGTCTATGAATCACAAACATATCATCACATCTGTTTAGGAACGCTTTACCTCCTTCAATGTGGTCTTTCATTGGTGGCTTTAAATGTCCTTTCCACATATGTTGGTCTCCATATATATTTCCTGCTCTACCTGATTCAGTATTTGGATGCGTGTTTATGTAAACAGTCTTTCCTGTTTCGTTTACAAACTGACGAGCTGCGTTTAAGAACTTGTAATTGCCTTCATATCCCATTTCTCTATCAAGTCCAGTGTAAGGGTCAATCAAACAAGCATTAGCATCTGACTTACGGAATATCTCAAATAACTCAGCAGGTTTATACAGCTTTGAGTTGTCTACAAAATCAAAGAACTGCTCTAAGTAAGTTGAGTAAGATAAAATCTGTTGTTCGTTTAATTCTTTATATGGTTTTCCTGAATAGATTTGAATCATATCTCTAAGGATTTGTCCGTATTGATTTTCGCCTGACCAAAGAATAAATCTAATTTCGTGTTTAAGTGCAAGTGAAAGAAAATACCAATTAATCCAATAGGTCTTTCCTACATTGTCGTGTCCTAAAATAATGTTTAGTTGTTTAGGTTTGTATCTGAGGTTATCGTCTAAGTTACAATCTAATCCTAATCCTTGTTTAATACGTCCTGCTTTGTAGTCCAACAAATATTGTTGTGTACTACCTTTACTTAATATATCCATACTTTCTTGCTTTTTCTACTAATGGGTCATAAACTTCTTGAACTTGTTTTACGTTTTTAGCCAACCATTTTGTAGCAGTCAAATATAAGGAAGTATATTTCTTATTTCCTTTGAAGTTTTGAATTGAATCTAATATTTCGTCTATTTCTATAATGGAATACTTTTCTAATAGCTTCTCTACCTCATCACTAGAAATAGATAGATGAGCGAATGCTCTATATATATCTTTAGATATAACACTATCACTATCACTATCGGCATTTTTGGTATCATTTGGTATGCGGTCGCATTCTTTCGCATCCCATCGCTTCTTTGCGTTGGCACTATTACGAGTTCGTATGTTCTCGTATTTAAGCAAATCACGTTTAAGACTTTGCCTGATAGGTTCAAAAGCTATTTCTACAATTGGATTGTCCGTTACTGGTTGTTGGTCGTTTACGTAACGCAAGATGTGTTTGAGTAAAGCTCCTGCATCTACATCTTTCATTTTTTCTACTGTGTGAATCACATCACAATACAATAGAAATGATTTTTTTTCTGTTGCCATTTTCTGCTTAAATGAAAAAACCCCATTCGGTTTTCGTGAAGCAGCACTACTCGCCAAATGAGGTTTCAATAATATTTTTCTTAGGGTCTGCTTACCCACGTACAAATATACAAATTTTATTCTAATACACTTTCATTTTCATCTAAATTTTTATATCGTCCTTCTGCAATCCAACGTTTTACACGTAGCAACTTATAAAGACTTGTACAGTTGTTTACATCGTCAATGATGTTTCTAGGCTTGTGAATGTACTTAGAATCAATCAGGAACACCATATACTCCCTAATCACATCCAAGTATTCGTCTTTGTTGTACTCTAGTAGATTCTTGTGAGTGTTTATATTATGAATTACTGATGCGTGGTGCTGATTAAAGTAAGAACCTATTTCGTTAAATGTTAGTTCCTCTTTTCGTAGTTGATTCATAAGAAAACACTTCTTGTAAATGTGCTGCTTCTTTCTGCATCGTTTGTTTAGTTCGTCCCTTTCTATAAGGTAAGTTACTCGTTCTATTAAATCGTTTTTCATTAGCTTAAAATTTAAATTCTTGTATGTGAAAACTACCCATATTGAATCTGCCTGATTCTATTAAGTCCATCTTTTTCCAATAGCATAAACTCTTAGATGTGAATATCCACTCCTGTACTGTTGCTAATCCTATTTTGTATGTTAGTTTGTATTTCATAATTTCTCGTTAAATTTAATTTCACATATTCTCCTGTACAATTCCTCATTGAATGTACCTCTAATTGTTTCGTGTGATGACTTTGTTCTCCAGAACTTTATCATCCTTTGTAGTTTAAATACCATAGTAACTCCAATCTTGTTCGTTTCTATCTAAATACCTTTGTTTTTCTAATGCTTCTTCGTAAAGCCACAAAGTGTTGTTTCTAAACTCAATAGCTTTTTCTTGTAACCATTCGCAGTAAGATTCTGTAATCTCAATAGTTCCCGATTCATCTTCCGTTTCGTGGAAATAAGTACCACGCAAAGGCTTTAAAGTAAAGTCTAAAACGACACCGCTATACTCATCTTCGAGCCACTCAAAGTCACATATAACATTGTAGTAGTATTCGCCGTAAACGTAGTCTAGTTCCATTTTATATGGAGTCAATTTGTGTTCTGTTATTTCGAAAAACATATTATTTATTTTTAGTGATTAATTCTCCGTATTTCTCTAGCACAGGTGATTGAACGTGTACAGGAATGTCTTGAATTACTTTGTCTTGTTTAATGTGGTTTGGAGTAGTAGATAAAAAGAAGTACATTACTACCCAAAATAAAGCAACAGGAATTAACGTGTCCATTGCATCTCTTTGTGATTCTGTTAAATTTTTCATTTGATTATAAGTTTACATACTAATTTATTAATAACTGACCATCGTGCAACTGCCATATCTGTTAAAGAATCACCCATTCCAAGTTTGTCAATGCATTCCATCATTTCTTTCCATAATTGCTTTTCCTCTGCAATCATAATTTTAATCATTTCTTGTTTTTTCATAGCTTATTAGTTTGTTATTTGAATTAATTATATGCAAATATAAAGATAAGGTTTCAATTACCAACAATTTTTTTTACTTTTTTTACATTTATTTTTAAAATGCTTGATTTTATTGGGAAAAATGTCGCAAATATTATAAATATGCGACACAATTATTTGTATAACTGTGACAGGTGCTATAAAAAAAGGGATGCCTTTCGACATCCCTCAACTAAAACCAAAAAACTATGAGCTGCAAATATACTAGAATATGTGGGAAATCCTACAAACTTGTCCAAATTCTTTATGATGAAGGAATCCTTCTACTGCTTTTGGTGAATGTTGATAGCCGTTACGATGATGCCAAGAGTCTGTGCCTGAGGGACTTCTAAGAGATTCTACCGTTACTCCAATATAATCTTTACTTGTCTTGTGGTGAACGTGGTGCGTATAAACGTACCTGTGTTTAGACAAACTCCATTCGTGAGGAAACTCTGTTGCCATTAATAAAGGTAAATCTCCGTGTTTAGCTCCATCTCCGTGTGTAGTTCCGATTAGATTCTTTCCATATAAGTACCCTTTGCGATGAGCAATAGAGCAATCAAAAGAAATATTATCACAATCTTTAAACCAAGTTTGTATAACGTCTGCAAGAAAAAAGCCGTGTGTATAATCGTGATTGCTGGGATTGAAAGTAAAATGAACATCAGCCACAGATAACAAAGTTTCCAAGATATCAACATATAAACGTTTTGCGATTAGAAAATTAGAATACCACATTCCGTCCGTATCTTGTGGAGTTCCTGCAGTAGTTTGTCTTTTAGGAGTATCAATATGTAAGATATCGTTTCCTCCAATAAATAATATTTTGTCAATGTTAAATCCAGTACACTTGTCAAGGATTCCTTGAACCCCTTCCTTTACTCTTTGTACTGCGATTTGATTGTTGTACTCCTCACCCGTTTCAAAAGCATCACAGAGCTTTCCGATATGTATGTCAGCAGGATCAATAACTAGTAAATGTCCTTCAGTTGATGGATTTCGGAAGATGGTAGGGTACTCAGGTTTAAAATCTCGAATATCTTGTAGGACTTGCTCCTGTAATTGCTTGTAGTTTGTTTCCTCTGATTCTTTAAAGTTTGGATTCTTAAAGAACAATGATGCGTTTTTAGATTTTAACCATCCGTGTTTTACATCTGAATCATCTAAACCAAGTTCGTTGGATTCACGCTTAATTGCTCTGTATTGTTTAACTACTTCAAATTCATCGTGACTTATTCTTGGTCTAAAGTTACCCATATATTAAAGTTTAGTGAGAAGTTTTATCCTACTTCTAAAGGTTTCACTCAATGTTAATCTAACTAGGAATCCTATAATAAATGCCAATACTACAATAAACCAATTAATTTTCGTCTTTGTGATGTATTTATTTTTGTATTTTACCTTCTGAGCTTCCGCTTTTATGTATTTTGTTTTGTACTTGTATTCAATACGTGTCTGAAATCTCGTTTGAGGCACTTTATAAGCCTTGTAACGAACGATTGTATCTTTCTGAACGATTACCTTCTCCCAATAAATAGAGTCCCTTAAAACGTAAGGAATTGAATCTATCGTTGAAATAGTAATTGTTTCGCTAGTTTCACCACAAGTATATCCTTTTTTGATTGCACGTTGAACGTGATAATTAGCAGAACACGAACCTAAAATAATTAAGGTCGAAATGTAAAGCGATAATCGTTTAGCCTGTTTAACCATCCTGTCAAAAATTTAGCGTTTTTACCTGTTCCTATTGCGTAAAAGAATCTTTCTCTCTCAGCAGTTAATGCGTCAAATAACTTACGAGGTTCAATTGAATTAGCAAGTAGTATTGTTTTAGGTCCTATTAATCCGTCTACTGTGCAAAGTAATCCGCAATGATTGATAGCTACCTGTAAACTTTTAACTGCTTGTCTTGCTCCTGAACCCCACGCCATACCTGTTACAAATACTGCTATGTTCTGAGAGTTATAAGCATCACCTCTAACGCCATCCCAATATCCTTTTTTGAATATCTTAAACCAATCTTCTGCGTTCATTAAGTAGAAACGTGCATCATTATCAGTTCCAAAAAAAGATGCCCAAGTTTTGTAAGTTATTCCTGCGTTTGTGTGATATCCCGTTTTTCCCTTGTAAGGAGTTGGACAAGGATAGGAAGAAGCTGAGTCTGATTTGTCCCTAGATAAACCGCCTTCCCACTTCTTAGTGAACTTAACGTACTTTTCTATTATTGTCATAAATTGTTTTGTTTTAGAACAATTGAATGTTCTATTTTAAATCATCTAAGGTTTCTTTACCTCTTTTGGCAAACTTAACAAACTTATCCCATACATTAACTCCTGTAACTGAAAAGTAACTTTCGTTGATAGATTTTACTTCCGTGTAAACGCAGAACGTAGTAAACGCTTTTGTCATTAATAAATCAATAGCAATGAAGTGTCCTAAAATATCCGCTACAACGTATTTTTCTAGCAAGAAGATAAACACAATAGCACCACTATACAAAAGGCTCTTAGAAATGGTGTGAGATAGTCTACG